ATGCAAGTGAAGTCGAAAGCAGGTGATTGTATTTTGACACAGATGACTTTGAAGGACGTTGTACAGAGCTTGGCTCATGTGCTCACCGCCGGTATCCCGGAGGTCCCCGTGCATACGGAGAAGCAGCCTGGGGAGACGGAAGAGTCCTATTTGCTCGTACAACTGGCGAAGTCGGAGCAGAGCCGAGAGCTTCATCGAAGGTACAAGCGTACCCATTCGCTGGAGGTACAATTCGTTCCAGGCGGAGCGGATAGCCGGGTGTCTACCTATGACATGGCAGAGCGCCTTTATGAGCTGCTTGCTGATTTTGGCACAGGTGATGGTCTGATGCCGGGCGCGGCCTTGGCAGCACAGTGGCAGGAGGATGGGCGGCTGCTTGTGCAGCTGACATTTACTCAAATCGTCTGGTCGCCGGCTGGCGAAGAGATCAAGATGGGAAAGCTCCGGCAGGAGGGAGAGCTTAAAGATGGTGTTTAAGAAGAAAAAGACAGCCCAGCCTGTGCAGCGGACTTACTCCAAAGCACAATTGCTGGCAGCAGGCCGTTTCAGTGGTGTGGAGAAGGATGTCCTGCACGTGGCACTAACGGATGAGGGAGTTTATACGGCGGCTCAAGCCGAGCAGGCCGTGCAATCATTTATTCAAAGAGGAGTGAAGGAACATGGCTAATGGCACATGGACAACGCAAAATAAAGTATCCCCGGGGACGTATATCAACTTTAAATCAGCGGCCCGTGCAGTGGGTACAGTGGGGGAACGAGGGGTGGCTGCTTTCCCGGCACCCTTGCCTTGGGGCCCTGAGGGAGTTATCAAATTGGAGGCGGAATCCTTTCTGCAAAATGCAGAGAAGCTGCTGGGCTTCGGAGCAGCCGATGCCAGGATCCGTCATATCGCAGCCGCCATGGCTCATGCCAGCCGAGTGCTCATTTACCGGCTCGGAGCCAAGGGGTCTGAACAGGCCAAGGCCACGGTAGGCGAACTGACAGCTACGGCCAACTATGGCGGTACGCGTGGGAACGACCTGCAGATTATTGTGCAAGCTAGCGTCGACGAGCCGGATCACTATGAAGTCCGCACTTTGCTCGAAGGCGAAGAAGTAGACGCGCAAATCGTAGGTTCCATCGAAGAGTTGGTGAATCACGACTTTGTTACCTTTACGGGGAGCGGTGAGTTGACGGAGACGGCTGGAGCAGCGCTTGCGGGCGGTGTGGATGGTCCGGTAAGCAACGGAGATTGGACGGCGGCGCTGGCAGCTTTGGAAGCGGAAGAGTTCGACGTGCTGGGCGTGCCGACGGATGATGCGGCGATCAAGCAACTGGCTGTAGCTTACACGAAGCGTCTGCGTGAGCAAGAAGGCAAGAAAATCGTCACTGTGCTATATAATCATCCGCAAGCTAATTACGAAGGAATTATCAGCTTGAAGAACAGCATTATTACGACAGACGGCCTGGCCGTGGAGCCTATCTACCTGCTATGGGAAATTACGGCCATGGAGGCTGCCGCCAATGTCAACGAATCCCTTACTTATACGGAGATCCCGAATGCAGCGGACGTATCGCCTAAAATGACTTATAGCGAGATGATCCAGGCGCTGCAAAACGGGGAGCTTGTGCTTACCGCCTCCAACGGCAAAGTGCAAATCCAACAGGACATCAATACACTGACTACTTTTACCCCGGAAAAAGCCAAGCATTTCAGCAAAAACCGCGTGGTACGGGTGCTGGATACGATTGCCCGTGATCTGCAACGGACCTTTGCTTCGAGCTACCTTGGTAAGATTGGCAACAATGCGGATGGCCGCAATTTGTTGAAGGGTGAAGTGCTGAGCTACCTCGGCAGCTTGCAGGGCATCGGTGCGATTCAGAATTTCGATGCGGAGAGCGACCTTGAAGTGCTTCCAGGCAACGAAGGCGATGCCGTCGTGATTAACCTGAATGTACAGCCGGTGGACAGCATCGAAAAAATCTACATGACCGTGACGGTCAACTAAGGAGGACGAAATCATGGCAGGCTCTTTTTTTAATGTGAAGGATGCCGTAAGCGGCAAGCAAGCCAAGGCATTTATCAAAATCGACGGGCGTACGGAAGAATTGTTTTATGCTAAAACACTGGAATCTACGATTGAGAAGACCAAGGTAGACGTGCCTACGCTGGGCAGAACCAGCACACCGCAGCGTTCCGCCGGCTGGAAGGGTACGGGGACGCTGACGATTTATTATGTCTCCTCCTTCTTCCGTAATCTGATGCAGGACTATGTCAAGAACGGGACGGACTTCTGGTTCGATCTGATGATTACCAATGAGCAGCCGGGGAGCGGCGCGGGCAAGCAGACGGTGTTCCTGCGGGGCTGCAACATCGACAGCATTATCGCGGCTAAATTCGATGCGACCGCTGATGATATGCTGGATGAGGAAATTCCGTTTACCTTTGAAGACTATGACATTATCGAATCGTTTGGCACGGTTCAGCCAAGCAACTAAACCAATTCAGGAGGAGATTCACGAATGAGTGCTTTAACTGCTTCTTTTGCCCAAAATGCCGCCGCCGGACAGGTGGAGGAAGTCGTCGTTTCCGATCGTTTCCAAGATGAGAATGGAGCTGCCGTGCCTTGGCGGCTCCGCAGCATGACGGAGGAGGAGAACGAAGCCATTCGTAAATCCTGCCAGCGTAAGGTAAAGGATAAGGGGGTGGTCAGCTATGAGACGAATACGGATGAGTATTTGGCCAAGCTGGCGGTCGCAAGCGTCGTATTCCCGGATTTGAAGAATGCGGAGCTGCAGCAATCCTATCAGGTGATGGGTGCGGACCAATGTCTGCGCAAGATGCTGCTGCCTGGTGAGTACGCTACGCTGGTGCAAAAGGTACAGCAGATTAACGGCTTTGACAAGAGCATTAACGAGCTGGCGGACGAGGTAAAAAACTAATCAACGAGGGCGACGGCGAGGCGACCTGCGCCCTCTTTGCCTTAAACCGCTTCAACCTGATGCCATGGGAATTCGCTGCCTTGGGCATCAGGCAGAAGGCGGCCTTGGTCGCAATGATCCAGGAGATCATCAAGACGGAGAAGAAAGCAGCGAAGAGAAAGTGAATTTCCGGCCAGGAAAGAAGGTGAAACCTTGGCGAGTATTAATTTAATGCTTCAACAAAATACGCTTTTTCAAACCTACATTCAACAACAGAATGTGGCTATTGCTAATTCCAATATTGTGTTTCAACAAGTTAATAACATCAATCAAGCTCAGACCAAGCTGAATAAGACCATGGATGATTCAACCAAGAAGGCGAATGCATTGATGGGCATCTTTAATGGTCCGGCACTTGGGAAATTAGCGAAAGCAGGAAGTGCAATTTTAGGAAATATGTTTAAGGAGGGTACGGACCAACAATCCGTTCTGGACCAGATGTCCCTTCGAGCCGGAAGCTCTGGGGCAGGACAGACCATCTTTGACCAAACGGCGACACAGGCTCTGAAATACGGTCAGGATGTGAAGACTGCTTTGGCAGGAACGCAGGGGTTCATGGCGAGTACCACTGACCCGGCCCAGTTAGAACAACTGAATATGCTGGCAATGCGTATGTCGCAATTGAACCCGGACAAGGGATTGAAAGGGGCCGCCGATGCGCTATCCAAGCTGATGACAGGCGATAGCAAGTCCTTGGGAGAGGATTACAAATTTGAGGCAGGGGATCAAGCGGCCCTAAGCACCGCATCCAACTCGGGAGATATTAACGGCATGATTGCGGCGATGGATACGTTGCTGAACAAGCAGGGAATCACGCAGGCCGCGTTTGATACGATGTTAGATTCACCAGCGGTGAAATGGAAGAGCGTAGTGGATGGCTTTAATTTTCAATTAGCCTCATTAGGTCAACAAGGGATGAATGCGCTCACTCCTGCAATAGACGCCCTGTTAAGTATGTTGAACAGCGAAGCGTTCAGTCAGTTTATGAGCGGTGTTGGCGCAGCCTTTAGCCTTGTAGGCTCTCTTTTGGGCGAAGCCATGGCAGGGGTCGCATCCTTTATTGGCTCGCTAACTTCTGGTGGCTCCTCTACGAACATGTTACTTATTGGCATGGGAGTGGCGCTAGCTGCCATGGGTGTCATTCTCTGGGCCATGGTGGCTCCGGTGGTGGCACAGGCTATTGCTTGGCTAGGTGTGTATTGGCCCATTCTGCTGGTTGTGGCTGTCATTGGGCTGATTATTGGGGCTCTCATCAAGTTTGGAGTATCTGCAGAGTCTATCGTTGGCTTTGTTGTGGGCTTATTTTATGGCTTATATGCTGCTATTTATAACTACGTTGCTATCTGCGTCAATTTATGGATTACCCTTGCAGAATTTCTAATCAATACCTTCCATAATTCGGTGTATCGCATTAGGAAGTTTATCTTTGATATGGGACAGTTCTTTGGCGAACACATGTATAAAATGCTCCTTGCCGCGGAGGACTTCGCCAGCGGATTTGTAAGTATCATTCTGGATGCGGTAAATGGAGCCCTTCGCGGCATTAATTTACTCATCAAAGGGTTCAATAAACTGACTAATTCTGATATTTCAGCCATCTCATTACTTGATAAACCCGACATGCACATGCTGAGCGATAAGCTCAGAGTTAAGCTGGACAGTATGGAGGCTCCGGAGGCTCCAGGTGATTCGGTTCAACTGGGTAGAATGGAAACGAAGGATATACTAGGAGCCTTTAATCAAGGTAACCAGGCTGGGAAGAATCTCGTGAGTAAGGGAACGGATTTTCTCGATTCAGCAAAATCCAAGCTTGACAATAATCGGGAAGAGATGCTCCCAGGCAGCCCAGGTACCGAGGATGCAGCTCAGCTAGGAACTCAGCTAAGAACTCAGCCAGGCATGAACATTTCTCAAATCGGCAGCGTTGGTCATGTCGGCAGTGTGGACCGCATTAATGAGACGGTGGATATTTCTTCGGAAGACCTCAAAATGATGCGTGAACTGGCGGAGGTAACCGCTATTCAGAACTTTACGACGCTGACACCAACGGTGACGGTCAACACGGGGCCGGTCTCCAAGGAAGTCGACATCCACACGATCGTGACGCAGATTGAACAAGTATTGGAAGAGGAGATTGCCACCAGCGCAGCGGGGGTGTATGCATGAGCTATACATTAATGCTGTCCTATAACAATGGGGCAGAGAAGATTTATCTACCGGTGCTCCCGGAGAAAATTGAAGTTAATCAGAGCGGCAACAGCAAGAGCTACGATATCTCCCAGCTTGGGGAGGTTCAGGTGTTAACGGGACAGAAGTTGCTCGATATTTCGTTCTCTGGTATTTTCCCGGCACATCCCCTGTATGCAAGCGGGCAAGAGCCTGGCGCCTTTCAGGAGCCGTTGCATTATTACCAGACCTTGGAGAAGTGGCTGTCCAACCAGAAGCCGATTCGTCTGACCTTTATCGGGTCCACGCTTAATCTTGATTTGCCAGTGAGCATTGAGAGCTTTACCTATTCCGAATCAGGCGGAGCCGTGGGGGATATCAGCTATACCTTGAAGTTAAAGGAATATCGCTACTATACCGCAAAGAAGCCGGCGGTAGAACAGCCCGGGGGGGCCAAGGCTGCGGCTGCTCCCGCAGGAACAAATGCCCCAGTCCGGCCCGACACCAGGGTACAGCCCAAAACCTATACGCTGGTATCCGGCGACAGCCTGTGGAAGGTAGCGCAGAAGTTGCTGGGAAGCGGTGCCCGTTACAAAGAAATACAGAAGCTCAACGGCATTCAGGACAGTGAACTGCGCCGGTTGCCTGTCGGCAAGGTGTTGAAGCTGCCATGAGGAGAGGTGAGTCGTTTGCTGCAAGTTTTGCTGGACGATAAATTAGGCACGGTTTGGGATATTTCTGAATTGGTCACGGAAGCAACCTGGAAAACCACGCGGGCTATTCAGCCGGGAAGCCTCGACTTCCGCATGATTGCCTCCTCGCAGATCGCCGTGGCTAACGGCAATATTGTCCGCGTGAAGTGGGATGATATCCCACTGTTTTATGGCTATGTGTTTTCTGTCAACCGCGGGCAGAGTGAGGAAATTTCGGTCAAATGCTATGACCAAATGCGTTACTTGAATGCTAAGGAGACTTATGTGTTCAAGAATATCACCGCTGCGGCCGCCGTGAAACGGATTACTGATGATGTGGGCCTAAAATGGGGCCATATTGCCGATACGAAGTATGTTATTCCAACGCTGGTGGGCGATGGGAAGAAGCTGCTGGATATCCTGTCGGAGGCGTTTGACAAAACGGTTATTAATACCGGTATCATCTATACCCTTTATGACGAGTTTGGAGCGCTGGCTGTGCGGGACTGCGCCAAAGAGATGAAATTGAATTTGCAGCTTGGGGATCAAAGCCTCCTGTACAGCTACTCCTATGAGCGGAGCATTGACAGCGATACGTATAACTATTTCAAATTGGTGCAGGACAACCAGAAGACTGGACATCGCGATGTATATGCAGCCAAGGATGAAGCCAATATCGCCACATGGGGCAAGCTCATTTATTACGATAAGGTGGACGATAACCAGAATGCGGCTCAGATTAACAAGCTGCTGGACATGCTCCAAAAGCTGAAAAACCGTGAGACACGGCGACTCAAACTGGATGTGCTTGGCCAGCCGCAGCTTCGTGCAGGTTGTCTGGTTGCGGTGAACATCAGCGCCCTGAGCATGAACCAGGACTTTTTGATTGACGAGTGCTCTCACCAATTTCGTGGGGGCGAATATACCACTTCTATAGATTTGAAGGTGATTTAATGGGGTTGGCGAACAAAATCCGTCAGCTCGGCGCCGGGGCGGTCGATGCGTCCAGCCCGGTGTCTGTGCTGTTCGGTAAAGTGATGAATACGGCTCCGCTGGAAATCCTGGTCGATCAACGTTTTACCATCGATCAGGATTTTTTGGTCGTTACGCAGCAAATGACCCGCTATGAATTGGACTTGAAGCACAGGCACAAGACCCGTGAGGAGGACACTCAGGAGGCGCTGATCGATAAAGTAGTCATTCGCGAAGGCTTGCAGTCTGGCGATAGCGTATTGCTGCTACGCATGCAGGGCGGTCAAAAATACATCGTATGGGACAAGGTGGTGAGCGGATGATTCCACAAGGAGGAAGCCTGATGCCGGACACAGTCCCGGTGGAGCAGCCAAGCCGTACCTACAAGCTGGATGTGAGGCAAGGCCGTATGGCGGGAATGGCGGATGGACTGGATGCGGTAAGGCAGGCGGTGTATAAAATACTGCATACCCAGCGTTTTGCCCATTTGATCTATTCAGGAGACTACGGCTTTGAGCGAGCGGGCTTGCTTGGAGGCAATCCTGACTTTGTACGTTTGGAGTTAGGACGCCGGACTCGCGAGGCGCTGCTGGCGGATGAACGGATCTCGGATATCACGGATTTCCGGATCGAAATGCAAGGAGATGAGGCGGAGGTCAGCTTCACGGTACTATCCGTGTATGGGGATTTCCGCATGGAGGTGAATACGAATGTATGAGCATGAGACTTATGAAGCCATTCTCTCCCGGATGCTGTCCCGGATACCGGATACGATTGACAAGCGGGAGGGGAGCATCATCTATGATGGGCTAGCCCCGGCGGCGGCCGAGCTGGCGCAGATGTATATTGAGCTGGATCTCAGCTTTGGTCTGTCCTTTGCGGATACCGCTAGCGGGGATTATTTATCGCGTCGTACTGCTGAATTTGGTGTGGACCGACAACAGGCCACGAAGGCGCGCCGGAGAGGACGTTTCTATGGAGCCCAAGATGCCCCTATCGATATTCTCCCTGGCAGTCGGTTCTCGCTGAATGATCTGGATTATACGGCAATATCCCGAATCACGGTCGGTGAATGGGTGCTGGAATGCGAAACAGCGGGAGCCGTCGGCAATCAACAGTATGGGGCTTTGCTGCCCATTGATTATGTGCCTGGCTTGGTTCGCGCAGAGTTAGCGGATGTGGTTATTCCTGGCGAGGATCAGGAGACAGATGATGCGCTGCGGCTGCGTTATTACGAAACCGTTAATGAGCCTGCCTTTGGCGGGAATGTGGCGGATTATGAACAGACCCTGAACAAGATGGAGGGTGTGGGAGCCACCAAAGTATTCCCGGTCTGGAACGGCGGCGGGACCGTCAAATGTACGGTAATCACTTCGGATTGGAGCGAGCCATCTGCGGCTTTTCTCGCCGAGTTGCAGACGGCTATAGACCCTACGGTAAACCAGGGCAAGGGTTATGGTACAGCCCCGATTGGGCACACCGTTACGGTGACCGGTGTAGCTGGGGTTACCGTGGATGTAGCGACGACGGTTACGCTCGCTCCAGAGACAACCTCCGGTCAAGTCCAGGCCCCGATTGAGGAAGCGGTGACGGCTTATCTGCTGGGATTACGGCAAACCTGGGCCGACACAGAGCAAATTATTGTACGGGTGGCCTTGATTGAGGCTGCCATGTTGCAGGTTCCCGGGGTCATTGATGTGACGGAGACAGAGCTTAACGGGGTAGCGGGCAATCTTACGCTGGCGGCTGAGGAGATTCCGCGAGTGGGGACGGTGATTGTTCATGCCTGAACGCATTTTACCCTATCTTCCTGACTATTACGGGGAGGTGCTGGATTTTATCCAATTGGCCCGCACAGAAGATCTGGAGCTGGATCAATTGGAGGGAGCGGTGGAGCAGCTATTTGCCGATCAGTTTGTAGAGACGGCCGGACTTCAGGCGATCAAACGCCGGGAGCGTATGCTGGGCATTCAAGCCGATCCTGCCGTGGAGACCTTGGAGTTCCGTAAGCAGCGAATCCTCAATCGCTACCGGACGAAGCCTCCTTTTACCGTGCGCTGGCTGCAAGAACAGCTTGACCGCCTGGTTGGGCCGGGCATGACCATTGTGTCGGTGGACCCGGATCGGTTCATGTTGTATGTCACGACGAGCATTGAGAATGCCAATGTCTTCAAAGAAGTTCAATATACGCTGCAAACGGTAAAGCCGGCGAACATGGTCTATCAGCAAAATACGGCGCTCCATGACCGCATCGGTCTGGAAGAGCATGTCGCCAGCAGGTCCGTGACCTGGAACTATAAGCTAGATGGTTCATGGCAGCTCGGGGAGAAGCCGTTTGCCACACTCGGAACGGAGGTGCGCGTGATATGATAACCGCCACTTTTAAACAGGAAATTGCCCAGTACGTCCATTCGCGGCTGGCGAAGGTCGTATTAAATGGCAGCTTTGAAATTACAGAATTCCAGCAGAGCGTCGTTAACGACTCGACCTTGGCCTTGCAATATCTGATCCCGGCGAACGAACTGCCGGTCATCACACAAATCGAGCTGCGTGATGAGACCGATGCCACGCTGTCCACCCACACGGTGAACTTACCCGTGCCGTCAGACACGCTCATGCTACAAACGTTACAAATCAAGGAGGTCAACAACTAATGGCCAAAACCGATTGGAGATTTACAGATACCGTCATCCCGGAAGACCTTAATGGAATCGGGGAAGAAATCAACGGACTGCGCACCGAGCTGTCCACCCGCTTCGACCACGAAGCCACCACTCCCCTCACCCTCCAGCCCGGCCTCCAGGTCGTCCACGCTGAAAAGGACTCCCGCTTCAAGCTGGGCGAAATTCGGGGGCGGACGTTGGTGAATTTGTTGGGGGTAGCAGGAGGTTGTGAGAACTTAGGTGAGTGGAACTTAGCAGGAAACCAACTACCAACACTCGATACTGCCAAAAAAAAGTACGGAAGCAGTTCTATTTCTTTGGTTAGATCATTCCCACCAGTAGACTCATATATTTATCGGGTTGTAAAGCTAAAACCAGGCGCTAAATACGTAGCTATACAAGAAATTAATATAGCATCAACCACAGGGGACCAAGGAGCACTGCTAAGTATTCAGCAGCCATCTTTAGGGGAGGTCATTACAAATAAGTCTGCAGATATGTCTAAGTTAAATGTATGGCAGCCTGTATTTGCTAAATTTACCGGTGATAGTGCCATTGACAATACAATAAATATTGTGGCTATTGTGGGATGGGGAACAAACGGAGATATTTCCGTTAATGTAGACGGTATAAGGCTCTATGAAATATCAGAAGCAGAATACAGCGCGCTTGATAATATGACAGCAGAGGAAGTGGGTATGAAATACCCCTTCGTTTCTCTAGGTATTGTTGGGGTCCAATCTCCTTACGTAATCGATACGTCAGGTAATCTGCTGCCGCCGTTTTATAAGTGGGATGAACTTGGCAACCTCGTATCGATTACGGAACCTTACAGCGCACTCCTTGCTCCATCTGCATCCGTCGCTATTTTTTATGTGAATGTGCCCGTAATTCAAGGACAAACTTATACCTTAGACATGGGGGAATCGACGGGGTTTGCGGCATATATTCTTCGGGATAGTGCGGGTAATGCTTTGTACGACTCCGGCTTAATCAGCGGAACCAAGACATTCACCGTCTCAACAGAAGGTGCAAGCTATTTACAAATGATTTTCGGAAATGGCGGGCCATCAAGCGAAACGCTCACTTTCGAAAACCCAATGCTCTCTATCGGTGCCGAGCCGCAACCATTTGTACCACAACGTAAATCCATGCTCGCCTTTCAGACGGAGTTACACGCTAACCCTACGGATGGTAGTGATCCGGATATCCTATTTGAGCAAAACGGGGAGTACAAGAAGCTAGCGAAGTGGAGGAAGGTTGTGCTAGATGGGTCGCTGAGTTGGGAAATCCATTCAACTGGAACTGGTTTTAAACAACTTAGGGTTAATAGGCTTTCTCCGAATTATGTAGGTGGAAGTAAGATTGTCACAAAATTTAATGGTGATCGGCTGTCTAATACAACTGTTGGGATGACCCTCCCTGATTATGTGTACAATCATCCAACAGATTCAACAGATAATCTTTATATATCTGTTTCGAGTGCAAACAGTGGATGGGGAGACGACTATACACCCACACAAGACGAGATCAGGGCATATTTCAACGGGTGGAGGATGGCGGCCAACGACAATTGGGGTCTTCCGTACCCCGGAACTGGAGTTAAGGCATGGGGTCGTATCAACTCTACTGGCGGACTTGTTCCAGGTTCAGGAACAACTGTACTTCCAACAGCCTTAAATACAGAAGGGGGATACACACCTTATCAACTCCTATACCGCCTAGCCAAAGAAACCGTCGAACCTGTAGTGACAGAAGGTGCGCTAACACTGTCCGAAGGTGACAATATGGTAGAAGTAGGTACGGGGATTGTGTTGAGAGAGCGAGCGAATCCATACTATCACGCTCCGCAAAACCGTTACTATATCAACAACCTAAATTTCGGAACGTCTCTGCTTTATTTTAAATCCAGCAGCATAATAGCCGTATATAAAGACAGTACGGATGATGCGACATGGCACGTGGATGCCACTCCCGGGGGCGGAGCAAATCTAGTGCAAGCCTATGTGGATACGTGGAACTATGACCAAGCCGCAGCCTACAGCGTCACCTATATCAAACTTGATACATCGCCAATCCAGCCGCTTGTAGGCACGTTGGCCGCTAATGAAAAGGCGCAGATCAGCGACCTGACCGCAGGCGTGACCGAGGCGCTGCAACGTGTGAGCGTGGTCGAGCAGAAGAAAGCGGAGAAGGATGCGCCGGGATGGATTACGCCTACGCTGCTTAATGGGTGGGTATCGCATTCGGCGAATTTTCCCAAAGCTCAGTATTATAAAGATTCCAACGGAGTTGTGTGCATAAGGGGTTTTGTTAAAGATGGGACAACGTCAGGCGTGTTGTTTGTTTTGCCGGAAGGATACCGACCCGATTTATGGCTGGCTTGGCCGGTAACCTCATATGACGGAACAAATGTTGCGCCTGGAACAGTCAACATAAAATCTAATGGTGAGATACAGATCGCTGTGAATGTAAAAAATACTTGGCTTAGTCTTGAAGGTATCTCATTTCTTGCAAACAATAAAGGAGGCATCACATGAAAGCCATACCCAAAGTAAATACAGAAGGCCTCTATTTAGAGGACGCCTTAGTGGACGATGCCTTTTCTGGGGTCGTCCCTTTTTATGCCGAGTTGCCAGTACCAGAGTTGCCATTGGAAACGGGGACCGTGGATGAGCAGCCAGCTAAACAGGAGCCGGAGATTGCCGGCTACATGGTGGGCCTGCCTGTTACGCCGGGATTGTACCTTCCGCGATTTGATATGACTGCCTGGGAGGACTATCAAGACAACTTGTCTACTGTACAAGAGGAGTACAACACAGCTTATGCAGAGTGGAGTAGTCTACCGGAGGATGAGCGCAGCGATCCGCCAATGCATCAGTTGCCTGCACAACCCCAACTCTGGTTGGAGGGCCTCACGCCATCAGAGATTGAAGCCTTAAATCCCCCGAAACAGCCTACTGAGCTGGAGCGTTTGCAACAGGAAAACATGGAGTTGAAGCTGGCTCTCACCGAGTTGGCAGAGGCTAACGAAACGGACAGAACACAAATGCAACTAGCTCTTGCCGAGTTAGCTGAATTGGTGGCAGTTCATTAGGAGGTGATGAGAGCAATGGCTAAAATTTATGTTGATTTAATTCAAAAAGGATTAAAGTCCATCGAAGATGTACCTTTGCGCTGGAAAGAGCAGGTTCAGGAGCTCATGGACCGTGCCAATTAGGTAATCACGATATGCGCTACTATGTAACTTCAAAAAGGTCGATCCTGGGGATTCTCCAAGGTCGGCCTGCTTTTTAGCGTGATCCCAAGTGGGCCCCATTCTCCTCATTAGCCTGTGGACTCTTAGTTGCCCATTCACCAACCTGCTGTCGGGATTTCTTTCCGTAATCACAATCATCGGCACAATTAACGTTGTATCAACCGGCAAAAACAACTAGGGCAATTCCCCCCCCTTCAGGCCCGTATCCTCCATGTCTTTCATCAAGCACGCGGCACAGTCCGCAATACATCGCCTGATACCGTTCCTTATGCGGCAACCAGCAGCAATGTAAAATGGTATGAAATTAATGTTAAGTCTACTGATTCCTATTCGTACGCTTACTTCTTTGGGCTTGTCCAATAGTTGGGATGCAAATTCTAGGACAGTGACAATTAAGAATACCTCTGGTGATGTATTAACTATTACCCCAGAGAGCAACATTGCTTATAAAAATGGAAAACGAATTGAAATGAGTGTTCCTGCTCAAAGTAAGCACGGTCGTGTGCTCGTACCTATTCGATTTGTTTCCGAAAGCATGGGCTATCAAATGCATTATGAAACCATTCGCAACATCATCTTCGTGATATCTTCAGAGCATACTTTGAACACTGATGTGCTAGACCCGTCTGATTTAGTATCGGCTCGTAAAGCAGCGATTTCTCTCCCCATAGTGGCTGATTTTAAGACGATTGGATTTGCTACAAGAAGAGATGTGACTTATCGTTTCCCTGAAGGAAAAGCAGATATGTATGAGTTAATGATGGCCTTACGCATACTGTTGTAAAAATTGAAAGTGGTAAGGCGGTTGCCATGGGTCAGTATACAATAGGGGATCGTTCTAATATTTTGCTTAAGGCAGGGAGAATAACCTGGGAAAGTACCGTCTCCGATCCTATTTTAGAGCCATTTTCGATTGCTGTTTACTTTGATAATGATCCGAACACAATCACAACAAATGTTATCTATTGGGAAGTATTACAGTATCCTTTTCTGACATATAACCTGCAATCCTGCTGCATAAATTTATTTTATTCTACGTTAAAATCGTATTCGACGGGTGATTTGATATCAATAATACAGAATCGAAAATCCGCCCGTTTCTCATATGCATTTGGGCATATGAAATAA